GGAAGACTTATGAAATACCTGCTGATATTATGTCCACTATGATTGAACAACTGAAAGAGTATATGATTGAAGTTATGCGAGGTCATGCTATAGGAACATCGTCGAACAGCAAAACTGCGATGTGGGAAGCTTTGAATGGACAATATTTCAATGATGATTTCGATAAGTTGAATGAAAAGAGTTCAGCAGGAATACCATGGACTAATCTTGGGGCAACAACTAAAAATGATTTCTTGGAGAGAAAACGAATCTTGAATATGTATCGAACTTCTGGAGAAGATAAATTCGTTGAAGGTTTCTATCTAAAAGATGACAAATTGACTAAATACTTTAAACGAGTATTCAATAATAAGATTGAACAAGCAAAGAACCTCAAACGTACTTTTAGTATATGGAAGGCATGTTTGAAAGATGAGCTTCGTAAAATAGAGAAAGTGCATTATGGAACAACAAGAGCTTTTATAGCGCCTCCAATGGAATCCTTCTTAATGGGAAGATTCCTTTTCGGTAGATGGAAAGCAGCTTTCAAATCTAATCAAGAAAAGCTATTTCACGGATTGGGAATCGATATGAAATCATTAGATGTGACAGATTTTATTTCTAAATTCAAGCAGTATAAATATTTCATGGATGTCGATTATAAAAACTTTGACCAGAAGTTATTGGCACAGTTTATCAAAGCAGTTGCAGTTATTATAACCGAGACTATTCGTCATTATGAAAAGAATGATGAGTATGCTAATGCACGTTATGTATATTTTGAGGAACTTATACATACCATCATTTGTGCATCAAAAACTTTATTTATGACCAATCGTGGAAATAAATCTGGTAATGTACTAACTACTGAATTGAATTGTTTAGTCAATTTCTTGTATGGTTGGTATGTGTTTATTAAAACAACTGGTGATACTAGTTTACAATCATATTTGAGATATGTCAGAGATAAGAACTTTGGTGATGATAAAGCTATTGGATTGACACAAGAAGCTGTGGACATGGGATTTAATTTCCATGCATATAAGAGAGTCATGGCAGAAATTGGACAAACAGTAACGCC